CTCAATATGCATTTGAAGTTTCTCGACATGTCTCTCTAATTTATCCACTTTATCTTCATGTACTGCTTGGATTGTAGAGAGTTCAAATGTACGGGAAAGACTCCAGCCACCCAGGGCTATGAGCAATCCAACTAAGAGTGTCATAAGTTTGTCAGCCATTAAAATATAATCTCCATAACTAGGTATAGCGTAATAAAGATGAACATTCCAGTCATTTGAATGTCGTAGGGAAAATTTGTCATTCCTTTTGATTTACATCCCCAAAGATAAGCTTATACTTTAGTTTTCCGCCGTCATCTCCTTGAGTATGGTCGGTGGGTTCTTCAATTGATATAACATGCTTTACGCCATTACACCCAACAGCAAAAAGAAATAACAAACCGATAACTATACAAGAAATTAAATACTTCATCCATTTAATCTTCTTGCTTCTTTTTTCTCTTGCGATTCTTCTTGCCCTTAAGATTTTTAAAGTTCTGAATCTCATCTTCTATTATCTCCACTTTAGTTTTAATTAAAACCATATCTTGTGAAAGAGAGAATGTACGTTGAAGTGTCCATCCTCCGAGCGCTAATAGTATAGCGAGTAGTGCCGTTATTAATTTATCGTTCATCCTAGTTACAATTGTTTTTATCTAAATCAATTGGCTTGTCCCCATTATAAAACCATACATAAGATGAAAGTTTCGTTCCATCTTGTGTATAGGTACATTTTTTGCCTACCGAACAGGCGCTTAATGCGAATAATAGTGCAAGGACTAAATATAATTTATTCATTTATCTCCTTTGGTGATACATTTTTGACCAGAAAACTTTGTTCATACGTCAGTTGTTCTGCGATTTCTTGGTCTTCTTTTTCGTGACAACATGTACCTGATTTTTCTTTTTCTTTGGTATGCATATTGCAAGTTTGTCTTTCTTCTATTGGCATGCTTCACACTCATCGTTATTCACTGTAGCTCCCTGGGGATTACAATTACATTTTTCGCATGGACATACGCCATTGCTGTCTGAATGTCCGCTAACATTGCAGTGACAATTACAAAGACAGTTTTTACATTTACTCATTTTTTGTTTCCTCAATATTGTAGAAGTAGCTATCGCTATCTTCAGTTTTCCATTTACTACTATCTTCTACATTCCACTCAGAAGTTTGAACCTTCCAATCAAAAGGAATCTCATCCTTCACCGTGAAAGATGGAATGCTCCAGATTAATCTATTGTTTGGCTGAGCCGCATAGTTGCCATCATCCAAAGCAAGTATGTGGGCGCACTTATGCTCCGCGGGAATTTCTGAATGATCCGTATCGACTATATTACTCTCTGGATGAGCCCAGTCAACTGTGAAAAGATAGGATCCTGTATGCCAGACCTTATCTTTATCTATATATTTTCCTGATTGGCCTAGAAGGATATCAAAAGTACTAACACTAGGATAGTAACTAAAACAATTCCAAAGCTCCAGCTGGTCCAGCCGAGTCCTAGGAACTTTCTCTGGCTTAAATCCTCTTTGAATAAACGCACTAATCGGTAACCTATAGAAAATAGCACCATTTTCCATAATTGCATGAAAGAGTACAGGCCGCCCTGTAATCGATGCAATACCAAAAAGTAAGCAATCTTCCACTTCTCCATGATGGTCTTTAAGATCATAGAGATATTCTCTCCGGATCTGTGCATAGATCACAGGAATGTTCGCGTTTAAATAAGCCATTTAACATATAATCCTTAGTTTACTAAAAAATAAATGGCAACAATTACTACTACAACCGCAGCAGATATTTTAGGATTAGCTTTTGCTAACGCCCAAACTTGTTTCGCTTTTTCCATAGTTCCTCCTATTTTATGTCACCCCAGTTTTTACCGGACTCGTAGTCTACCTTATTAGGTACTTCAAGTCCAACCGCTGACTCCATAATTTCTACTATTTGTTTGGCTTGTTTATCATCTTTTACTGAAATATCCAACTCATCATGCACCTGAATATGGGGTATAATACCAGCTTTATATAACTCTATCATTGCTTTCTTAGTCATATCAGCAGCAGATCCTTGAATAAGTTTGTTTAATGCTTTGTATGTGTATGCTCTTCTAATCCCTGGTCCGTGTTCGAGGAGTGCTTGTTCGTGAGGTAAGGCTTTATGAATCCCGAAGTAGTTAGGTTCCCATAAATGAAACCGACACAGTCGACCAAGTAAAGTTCTAATCTTTCCTGAGTCCTGTGCACGTTTCATCACCGCGTCCATCAGTTGTTTAACAAAAGGTACTCGACCATGATACTGTTGAAATAATTCTTGAGCTCTTTCTTTATTAACACCGAGCTCTGCTTGTAATTTATTTTTACCCATTCCATAGAACAATCCTAAGTTAATCGTCTTCGCTTGGAATCGAGGTATCTCAGCCATGTCGGCTACAATACTATGAAAGTCCGCGTCTCCTTTTTTATAAGCCTCTAAGACTTCATCCACTCCGTATAAATTTTGTAGTGCTGCGTAATGTACTACCAGTCGTGGCTCTTGTTGATTATAATCGAAGCATCCCCACGTGTGTCCTTCTTCCGGAATAAACAAACGTCTAATCCGTGGTCCAAGGTCTTTGTTTCGTGCTGGAATTTGTTGTAAGTTTGGATTCGCGTAACTGAATCGTCCCGTCACGGTCCCTCCATTATCTCCACGCAACTGATTAATCTCAGCATAGATTCTACCCTTGTAGGTATGTTTCAATATGGTATCAATAAATGTGGTATGGGCCTTATTTATTTCTCTGGCCTGGGCGATTCGTTTCACCAGTGGGTGGGGGTGATTCATTAAAAAGTTTTTGGTAAAACTTGGGGCTTGAGTTTTAATTGTTCGATCGTAAGGTAATTTTAATTTATCAAAGACTTTAGCAATCGATCGCGCTGCCCAGATCTGAACTTCTATTCCTGTTTTGTTCTTCACCTCTAATAGTAATTTTTGTTCATGTTCCATTAATGTTTTCTTTTCGATCGCTGCTTGTTCTTGATTTACGCGTACACCGAGAAAGCGCATGTTGACAAGACACGGAAACAAATCTAACTCCAATTGAAAGATAGAACTAATATCTTGATGTAAAATTTCTTTTTTTAATTCTTTCCATAAAGCTAAAGTTAATTCAGCATCTTTCTCTGCGTAAGCGCCTACATAAAGTGCAGGAAGTTTATACATCTCTGCTTTGGGATCGATGCCCCATTCTTTGGCGGCAGCATAGAGCGCAGCTTCGTCTTTTCCTTGACCGGTATAACGTCTGGAACAATTATTTAAATCATAACGTAATTGGTTTTCATCAACGAGAGCGGCTGCAATCATTGTATCGACTACACGTCCTCGTATGGTTAGACCTAAACGTCGTAACCAACAGACATCGTACATAGCGTTATGGAAAATTTTAATAGCAGGAGTATTGAGAACATCTTGAACCCATTTTAAAACTATCTTACGGTCCATGTTCCCTCCGCCTTCATGAGCGATCGGATAATAACCCGACCAATCATCCACAGCGACAGCAACACCCGTGACATCACCTCGACCGGTGATGGAACCTGATCCCATTTTCATTAGGTCAGGATCTTTAGTTTCTAAATCAATAGCAATTTCTCCGTATTTGGATAGGTCAGGAAAATCTTCAGGGGGAAGCCACTCAGTTTGAGGTTTAAAAAGAGGGGCCTGCATTATTTCTTTTCTTCCATTAATTTGGTAAGACGAGCAGCCTCTTCTAGTGATTTTAGATAATCAGAGTCTACTTTTTCTGCTTCTTCTTTGGTGATACCGGCGTTCCGATATTCTTCTTCCTCAGTCATGGGAACCATATAATCAGGTAAGGTGTAATCTCTCTCAATAATCATTTCAATAAAATGTATAGCTTTTAGTAAGTCTTCCTTTCCTCCTTTATATGGATGTCTACAGATATATTTAATAACATTTCCTTCAGGAAAAAGCAATTTATTCTCAATCACAAATTTGCTTGGCTGAATTTTCATTTTGCGATAATGGGTTCCTCCAATTTGTTTATCGTATGAACTCATAGTTGATAACTTTTATAAAAATCTTTTGGTTCTATAATATGTAAATTTTCTTTTGCTCGAGTTGCACCTACATAGAACAAACGATTTTCATCATCAGGATTCCTTTCATATCCTTTCTGCGTATTTAAACTTAAATCGGTAAGAAGAATTACATTCTGTGCTTCGCCTCCCTTGACACCATGTATAGTAGATAATAAAATACGTGGTTTTTTATTTAATTGTTCTCCATTCGCTCTCATCTTTCTAATATATTCTACTTTTCTTTGAGGAGCTTCAGCTAACGCTTCATACCATACGGCATCGGTCATGAAACCATGATGAGCTTTACAAGTTTCTAAGGTATACCGTTTATCTTTATCCATAAAAAATTGTTGAGTTTTATCTACCTGCTGCGGACTCATGTAAGTAATGATTCTTTTAATTTGGTTCAAATCCAATGTGGTTCCTTTACGCCAATTTTCCCAATCCGTAATCGCTTCATATAAATCTTCTTCATAAGAGCGTTTAAATTTATTCTTGTAGTAAAGTCCTTTTCGATAAAGAGTATCTTCTAAATCAGCCAACATAAATTTTGTTCTAGCCAAGACTAACCATTCTCCACTATTCATATCTACATTTTCAAAATCAGGATGACGATGCAATCCTCCTTCATGAATTTTAGGATTCCATTCTTTATGTAAACGATTAGAAACTCTTCCTATAATTTTCATCGCAATGTCATGAACCTTACGAGGGATACGATATGACTGCGTTAAATTTAAAAATTTTCCTTTTTGTGTAATGAAACTATCAACATCAGCACCTGCCCATCTAAAGATAGCCTGATCATCATCGCCGGCGATATAAGAATCATCCGACTTGTTCCAAATATTTTTGGCCATGTCCCATTGCATGAGAGATAAATCTTGAGCCTCATCAATAAAGACGGCATCAAACTTAGGAGATGCATCTGATTTAATAAAATTTAAAATCATGTCATTAAAATCGATAAGACTATGTTCTTTCTTATAACGTTCGAGTTCATTAGCAATGATTCTTAATTTATTAAACTCAACATCTTGAGTATGCTCTTTTAAATCATATTGTTTTTCAAAACTTATATTTCTTAATTTAGCTAACTGAATAATTCTTAAGTAATCACTCTTCGTTGTAAAGATTCCTCCTTCTTCCTCATCGTATTCCATGTAGTCCACAGGAAAATCTATCTTCTTTCCAAAATCTTGATAGTGATGACGTTGCATCACACTTTCTTTTTTAATTCCTAATCTTCTAAAGGCTAAAGAGTGTAATGTTCTAAAGTAAGGAAGATCATCTTCTGTTAAGTTAAATTTTTCCATGGCTCGATCCCTAGCTTCGTACGCAGCTTTCTGAGTAAAGGCAAAATAACCTATCTTATTAGGATCAGTTTGTTTTAGATGGTCATCAACTTTATTTAATAAGGTTGTAGTCTTTCCTGTTCCTGGTGGACCTAATACAATGGTTTTCATTAATAAGGGTCCTTTGGTTTAAATTGTTTGGGTTTATAATTATCTTCGATTCTTTCAAAAGAGGTTACACACATAACGCTGACTTTCTTTTTACCAATCATGAGTCGGTCATCAATACAATCAAAGTGGTCCTTTAACATTTGTTGAGTCACTTGAGATTTTTCATCCCATTTTCTTTTTTGTAAGAAGCCATAAAAAAATTTACTAAATATAAAATAATGTTTTCCTTCCAGAGTATAAACATTGCCTCTTGGAATATCATCCTTGGTGGTTGTTGTCGAACTTCGGTTGGTACAAAATTCTTCTAAATGTTCTTGAAGTTGATCAATTTTAGAAGATCCCGCAGGAGCTGGAACCTTTTCAATACCAGCTAATAAGATATCGGTATATTGTCCAAATTCTTTAGGGGAAATTCGTGGAGGTCTTTTATCAATTTGTTTAGCAACCGCTCTTTGAAAGAGTCTTTGTTCCAATAACGTTTCGACATTATCTAGTTTAACTCTTTGTCCATCAACGTTTACATAATAATAAGGTTCATCTAATTCTATTTTTTGAAGATCACTTAAGATTGGAAAGAGAGCCATTCCTCCAATTCCGTGTTTTCTTGTTCTGCATAATTCTTTATCGCAAAAACTACACATCGGTTCATCTTTACATTTATATCCCCATTCTTTTTTATCATGCTGTTCTTTAATTCTTTCTACAGAGGCATCATCTAAAGGGGGATTCATGACTTTTTCATTAAATAAAATTATTTTATTTTTCCATTCGGATGGCCATTTCTTTTTAGCATAAACGGTATAATGAAAGAGTGCATTGTCTCTGCCTCCTTCACTGATCCCTTCAGCGGCTAAGGTTTCCATACAGGGAGGACCATCACTGAACTCTGATTCTTGTCTTTTAATAATTAATTTTTCGAGTTGTTCTGGTGTGAGTTTATTTCTTTCATAGAGTTCAAAAAAACCATCTAGTGTAGCAGCTTCCCCGCTCTCCAGAAAGGCATATCTGGTTGTTTTATTGGAATTAAAATATGGTAAATTAAGAAAGTTTCCTGTATCATCTTTTGATTTTAATTCAATCTGTTTTGGAAAAACTTCAGAACTACCAAACCCTAAGATAGATCCAATCGATATTAATTTTTTCCTAATTAATTCAGCATCTACTGGAACCGTAGTAAATAAAAAGATGTGAGCTCCTCCACTTTTAGATCTTGTGGTGACTAAGGGTAATTTTAATTTTGTAATTTGATTTATTAATTTTTTATGATTAAAGCCGGCGTAAGAATCTATATCTATACATCCCCATCGACATTTGTTTTCTTCGTTAATGGGAATAATTCCTAAACTCGGTTCAATTCCTTTTAAATGATTTTGCCAGAGTTCTTCGGTGACATGTTGACGTTTAACAAACGATTGTCCTTTAACTTTAGTCCCATCTACATTTTTCTTTTCAACGTAGGTACACCCATGCGCTCGTTCTAATCCTGTAAATATTTCTATAAACTTATTCATATATCCTTTAGAGGGCGGGTTAAGTCTCCCGCTCCCGCCCTATATAACCTTATCGGTTATTCTCTAGTACGGTACGTCCGATTTAGATTCTTCAGTTCCATGTTTCGCTTCTATTTCTCCTTTGCTAACTCTTACAGCAAATTGTTTTGCGATGTCATAAACTGACTTATCTTTAACAGGACCAACTTGAGAAACATCCCATCCAAACCAAGTTCCTTTATCATTGGATTGTTGGACTGTTCTTAGCTTATAAATGTGGCTATATGTTGGCGGTGTAAACAAACCGTTTTTGCCCTGCATTTTAATGCCGAGCATCATTGAGTTCCATTTCTTGCTAATCTTTAATTGAGTAGCTTTCATAGAAATCAAAGCCGTTGATGGACTATCTCCTAGAGTCACAACATAATGATTAGCTGTGTTCTCTAGATAATTTCCATTACCTAAACGATCTTTGTTCATTTTATCCCTAGTTGTTTTAGGAATATCATCACCTGCGTTATAGATGTGGACAGGTGCGCCTTTAGATTCACCTCGGTCTTGCCATTCGATGTACTGTCTTTTGTAAAAGACTGGCAATACTTGGATGCCCTTTGTGCCATCATACAATGCGTTTGTCACTGTATTCAAAATCATGCCAGGTTCTGCACCTTCAACATATTTTGCATCCCGTTTATTTACTTCAGGAGATAGCTGTCCCAAGACTTTCAAAAATGGTAACGCTAAATCTTCCTGCGTTATATTTTGAGCCCCTTGGTTAGCATCAGCTTCGAAAAGATTCGTTGCTAATGCGCCTGCGTTTTCACGCTTTACTACACTTTGTTCTTTGTTCATGTTTATTGTTTCCTTGTTAGTTTGGTTCGGTTTCCTACGAACACGTTAAAAATATCCGTTGGCATTTCTTTGCCTGATTCAATTCGCTCACGGACGAGAGCTTTTAAAGTCATGGGCTCCACCTTCAACTTTTGTGTCGGCTCAAACCCACGACTCTTTGCAAGGTTAGCATAATCTGCCGCCTTGTTATCTTCATTCCGTCCAAAGGAAACGGTAATATCATTTTTAATAATATCACCTAGGCCATTAGAACGAAGCCAATTATACGCTGCCTCTCTATTCTTAACCGAGATGTTAGCTGCATAATACGGTTTTACCTCAACTGCAGATCCATCTGCAAGTTTGAGAGATGATAACCCCATTTCACTTAAAAGTGTAGGGATAATTTCACCTGAAATTCTTTCAACTTCACGTTGTTTATTTTTTAAAGCTTCTTCATCAGCTTTAACTTGATCTTCTAAATGTCGAAGATTTTTAACTTGATCCGCTAAAGAAGTTAAATTCGATGTACGATCTAAAACTTCCTCTTGATCTTTTTCAAAATTAATATCACTCATCTATTGTTCCTTTCTCATGTAAGTTAATATCAATGGAATAATATTTTCTTTCTTGTTTATC